CGGCGCGGAGGTGGCCGCCGATGAGTGAGGCCCGCCCGCGTCGGCCGGCCTGGATGCCGCGTTATCCCCATCTGCGCGTCAGGGAGACTCACACCGACCGGGAACACGGCCTGTCGCTGGCTGATATCCTCGATGCGGTTGAGCGCGAGCCATCGCTGCTGATGGTCCGACAACGGCTCGGCATCAACCGGGTCCGGACAACCAAACGGCTGCTCGGAGACCTCGGCTTGCTCGGCCCCGGTGGCAGCTTGCACGACAATCTCGACGAGCGCTTGGCCGCTTATCGGAGGCGATACGATGTCTGACCGCGACCGTCAGACGCGCTACGAGTGCTGGCAGTGCGGGACGGAGCGCTGGCTCCCCGAGCGTCCGGACGACCCCTCGTGGCGCGTCCGTGTCAAGTGCGAGCGGTGCAACCGGCCGATGGGCCACCATCCGGTCGGCTCGCCACACCCGGCGCAACTCGGAGAGGTGGTACTCGATGAGTAACCCCGACTGGCATCCCGACCCATCGGACGGCCTCCGGGGCGATAGACTCCTCTCCGAGGCGCTCGCGCCACACGTCCCTGAGAACGGCGACCCGACCGACGCTGGCGTGTACGTCCTCCGCTGTTGCTCGCCGGGGGGCCTCCACGCCCACGCCCGCCGCTGGCGCGATGCCGGCTACGAGGCGGGCCATCCGAGCGGAGTAGCCACGATAGCCGCGAGTACGCATCTGCTATATGTCGGCTCGTCGCGCAACGTCCGCCGTCGCATTGCGGACCACCTTAGCGGCGACCGCCAGCGGGCCAGTTTTCTGACGGTCTATCCGCCCTTTGACGTGGCGCTCGTCGAGTGGTGTGCCGCCGCCCGCCGACACATCGAGGAGCGCCAGGTGGCCGACCGACTGGCCGACAGACATCCGGAGTGGGCGGTCTGGTGCGACGGGGTGGTCCGATGATTGACGACACACTCACCGACCCACCGACGCCAGCCAGCGTGTCCGACTGTGTACTCACGCGCGAGCGGTCACGCAAGGCGGTCAATCGATTCCTCGAACGAGTGCATCCGCGCGGCGGCGTTGCTGGCTGGCTCGCCTGTTTCGGCGTGCGTCATCGCTCCCATCTCGTCGGCTGTGTTGTCCTCGAACGACCATCAGCTCGAATGCTTGACGATGGCGCACACATTGAATTGACTCGGTTGGGCATCCGCGAGGACCGTCCTGCAAACCTCGGGTCATGGCTCATCGCCCGCGCTCGGCGGTGGGCGGCGCTGGAGGGCTACGACACACTCCTCACGTATGCCGGGGTTGCGGGCAATTACGGCACCGTCTACGAGGCGGCTGGATTCGAGTGCGACGATGTGGCCCAAGCCGATGGGTCGGGCTGGACATCCCACGACGGCGACCGGCAGACCTGGGACGACTACGAACGGCGGCGCTGGGTCTACGACCTCGGCGGTGCGGAGGTGCGCGACTGATGGCTCGCTACACTCTTCGCTTCGCGCCGGCGGCGAACCGCGACCTACAGCAACTCGCCCCCTCTGAGCGCGAGCGCCTGGTCGATGCGCTCAGCGACGTGGCCGGCCATGAGCAACCGAGTAGTCATCCCGACGTGCGGGCGTTGACGGGCGACCGCCAGGGCCGGCTCCGGCTCCGTGTCGGAGACTGGCGGGCCATTCTGGAGTTGGACAAGCCGGCCCTGCTGGTCCACGCTGTCGGAGACCGAGAGACAATCTACAATGAGTGACATCAACACCAACACCGTCCACACGGGCGACTGTCTGGAGGTGTTTGGGGAGTGAGTGACACCCGTCCACCCGCGTCCCTGCTCGCGCTGTATGTCCTCGGTGACTGTGGCGGTTGGAGGACTGCGGGCGAGGTGGCCAACCGGGTTGAGGGCCGGACCGGCGACCGGCTAAACGCCGAAACACTCCGGCAGGCGCTCACCCGACTGGCCGACGCCGGACGCATCCTCCGCCGGAAGCAGGTGCGGCGCGGCGTCGAAATCGTCCAGTATCGACACCCGAACAACGACCCACCAAATAATTTGGAATCACCGGAGGTTGATATGGCTGACCTGCGTAATAGTCAATAACGAAGTCCCGCGAGGGACCGGGCCACAGGTCTGCGCGCGCCGCGCGCCGTCGCCTGTGGTCCGAAGTGACAACCCGGAAAGACGGATGAGATTGAGGGGATTTCTATGACAGGCGCATACAATAGCGAGCGTTGGAAGCAGAACCGGCGGGCTGCTTTGGCGCGGGATAAAGTGTGCCAAGATTGCGGGACATCAGATAAACTCCATGTCCATCACATCCGTCCGGTTAGTAGTTTCGACCACTCAAATGATGCACACTATTTGGATAATTTGGTGGTTCTCTGTGCCAGTTGCCATCCTAAGTGGGAGGGTGAAAATAAATGTCCCAATCTGTTAAATCGTGAGTATGACCTGCACCTCTCGGAGCTTGTGCATGACCTCTCGCGGGATGCTATTTCGAGGGAGATGCCGCCCCCAGGTGAATATGAGTTGTATGAGTATATACGGGAGTATTTCTTGGACGAACGTTTCCGGTGCGACGAGTGCTTTGCGTCGCTGACTGTCTCCCGGGGGCGCGACCGGCCGTGTGATAACTGCGGTCGGCCACCCAAATACTGGAAGGGGCGCAACCACCCACCCGACGAATCTGAACTGGCCGGGCGCATCGAAGACCTTTGCCGCCATGTATCAAAAACCGGGGTCAATATTCATACCGGGGCGGCCAAAGCGGCGGCCAGCAAACTCTGGAAGAAAGACAAGCACTACGGCGATGTAGAAACAGTTACTTCAATGGCAGTCCGGATAGGACTCCGCAAAGCCGACAACACGGCGTGCGAAGTCTACGACGCTGTTTGCCCGGTTCCAAGGCCGTACCCGGAGCTACGGATATGACTGAGGACACCATCTATCACGAGCAACTGGTCGGCGCACCGGACATCTGTAGCAATTGCCTGCGCGTCCGGCTGGTCGAGCGCGTCGAAGTCCGCTCCAGGGGGCTCACGGCCGTTCCCGAGGCGACGTACACGCGCCGCCGCCGGACCACATCGCTCGGCCACCACCCCAGCGACGAACCGACGCAGGACACACACCTCTTTTGCGACTGCGGCGTCCCGAACGCCCGCGCCCGGACCTGGACGGACAGCGATATCGACCGCGAGCGATTCAAGACACTCCTCCGCCGCGCTATCCGGTCGGCCGAACACAAGGGCGTCACGCTGGACCGCGAGCGGACCATCAAGATGGCACTCCAGAACCTCGCCATCGTCACGGCCTGGTGGCGGTCGGATATCGACAGCGTCGACGCGGCGCTGGCCGACGCGCTCGAGTACGGGTCGGCCGCCGCGACCGTCTCCGGCGGCTCACAGGCAACTGCCGACTGATGTCCAGTCCTGACGCCGACATCCCCGAGGAGTGGACGCCAGATGAGGAGATGGTTATCCTCACGAAAACGGACATCGAGGACATCCTCGGAGTGCTACGTCGAGATGCGGGAGTTCGTCGGCGACGACGACGCCGCAACGTGCGTCGAGATAATCCACGACGAACTGACGGACCCACACTACTACGACTCCGATGAGTGACCCCACCCTCACCGACCGGCAGGAGGAGTACCTCGACGCACTCCCGGCAGAGTCATACGATACCTGGGGCGACGCGGTCGGGGTCGCCGGGACTACCGCGGAGAGCGCGAAAGAACGTCTCAACGCCAAGCCCGGCATCGACATCCAGCACGTCGACGGCGAGTGGCGTAACACCGGGTCGTTCACACTCGGCGATGGGGGCGACAGCGGGGGCGGGGACGGTAACGACACCGACTCGGATAACGGCCCGGACCCGTCGGACCTCACCGACCGCGAGCGATATGTCGCCCGGCAACTCCAGCAGGGCGCAACACTCGCGGAACTCACCGACGACCTCGACGAGCGCGAGTCTGTCGTTCGGCAGCACTTTGCGGACATCGAGGCCCAGGGCTGGGACATCTACCATGACGAGGATGCCGGTCTCTACGAGCTGGCAAACGACGGCGCACTCCGGTCGAGTGAGCACACCGGCACCCGGACGCGCAAGGCAAACGAGTGGTGGGAGACGCGGAATAACGCACTCGAACGTGAGTGGCGACGTGTCGACCCGGTCGACGTTGACCTCGCGCACACACCGGGTGGCGAGGACTGGGTCACACACGTCACGGACCTCCACGCTGGCGACCGCGTCCGCGACTACGACCGGGACGTGGTCTACTCTACCGACGACATCCCCGACATCGTCGAGTACATTACCCGCCAGTCAATCACCCTCGCCGACCACCACGATGCGGACTACGACACGGCCCACTTGTTGTGGGGCGGCGACATGGTCACCAACGAGGGTATCTACGAGGGACAGTTCGAGGACCTCGATGCGTGGCTGGACGAACAGGCTGACACCGTACAGGATGCCCTCATCGAGCAAGCGCTCACGTTCGCCGACCACTTCGACACGGTCAACATCGTCGCACAGGTCGGCAACCACGGCGATATGCGGGCGAGTGGGACGAGCAAGCAGGCTAACGCCGACCTGCTGGTCTACAAGGCCATCCGGACGTTTATCGCCAAGTCCCAGCAGTTCTGGGACAAGCTCCCGAACGTCCGCATCCGCGTCGGCGGCGCACGCGCCTACACGCCGGTCGCGCTCCGCGGCGGCGAACTCCACGGCCACCTCCGACACGGCCACCATCGCAAGCCACAGGCCGAGACGAGCGCGCGTCACAAGGAGTGGCTGTCGACACTGCTGGATACGGCACAGTCCTCGTGGGGCGCGTTCGACATTACTTGGATGGGCCACCACCACATCTCCGGCCGCATCCCCTGGAATGGCCCGCCGATTCTCGTCTCCGGCAGTCCCAAACCGGCAGGCGAGTACGTCGAAGAGTTGGGCGTCAAAGGGGCCGGCGGGTTCGGTAACCGAGAGATTGCCCACTGTCACGGCGTCTCCGACCACGGCGTGACGGGCATCTATCCTATTGACGACCGCTACTACTCCCGATGACCGCCGCTCGGTCATTTTCGGGCCGATGCGCGGGGGTATCTGTTCGCTCCATCTGTTTCCCCACTTATCCCACCCCCACCTGTTTCCATGCACAGTCAGCGTAGCGAGCCAACAGGCTGGTACCCGACGGCTCGTTTCGTCACGGCCCGGCGGCAGGCTACCCCTGTGGCCTGGCGTGGTTCGACTCCGCGCCCGTGATCTCCTACTGATGGATGCCCTATGACCCGTCTCCAACCCCGGCCGTGGTACGTCTCCGATGCAGCGTGCGACGACTACGGTCAGACACTCCGCGACGGCGGTGACCTCCGGATGCTCAAAGCACTCAAAGTCCTGCGGTCTATCGTCGTCAACATCGGCGTACTCGTCCTCTCAGTGTATGGGCTGTATCTCGGCGGTCCACCGGCAATTATCGTCCCGCTGGCGCTGCTGGTGGTCGGGGCCTACAACGGATTGGAGCTGACCGACTACTTGGCGCTGCTCCGGGCGTACGACGAGGTCAAGTCCGGCGACAGCGACGACTGAGCCACACGCTCACACGCCTATAAGACTCACTGCTGGGTCGAGAGGCGAAAACTGGAGTAGGGGCCGACCCGAAGATGGGAGGTGAAACCCACTTATGATCGGAACACTGGCACAGACAGGCGTCACGGCGGGAGATGTCGTTGACCCCGTCGTGCTCGCTGGGATTAGTGGCATCGTAGCAATTACCCTTGCTGGGCTCGGCTCGCTCATCGCTGGATACTTCCAGGAATCTCGCGCGCTCTCGACGGTGGCCAACGTGAATACCATCGAGACGGTCGACCGAGCGCAGGAGGACGACAAGGGCGGCAACCAGTAACGGCTGGCAACCACCCGCGGTTTTGAACACATATACACAAGGTAGCATTTCATACCTGACGACATCTGTGGCGACTACGGCGGCGACGTCGGGACGTGGGTCGCAGCTGAGGCGGCGGTGCTGATTGACCACGCGAGATGACAGACAAACACACCTCATGGCAGGACGGAACTACAGCGACGAGTGCGGTGATCACGGTGGCGACGGTGGCGACTGTGGTCTCGCCGCAGGTTGGGGGACGGACTTCGATAGTGGGAAGTGTAAACACCACCGCGGAACCTCGCCTGACGGCTCGAGCCACGAAGGCAACGACTTCGCGGTAGGAAATGACGGTGGTGACGGCGCACCGGAGAACAACGGCCATAACGAACAACACGGCCTCCGGTCGGACGGGCAAAAGTGGTTCGCCCGACACCGCGAGGAGGCGGCCGAGGACGTGCGCCGAATGGTCGCCGCGTGGATGGAGGACGCGCCGTTTGGTTGGGAGAATACAGGCAACGTCCGGCTGCTCGTCGACGCCGCCATCAACGAGTGCCAAATCCGACGCGGCGACGAGTTCATCGAAGAGGAGGGGGCCGTCATCACGGAGTTCAAGGGCGTGGCCGAGGACGGCCGCGAGATTCAGGAGCGCAAAGAGAACCCGGCGCTGATGGCGAAGTCCCGGCTCCAGCGCGACACCGTCCGCATCCTCGAAAAGCTGGGCATCCTCGACGACCCTGAGACGCAGAAGGCCTCCTCAACGGCTGATCTCGCGAGTGCGATAGAAGATAAACTCGACTAACATGGGCGAGTATAGCTTCGAGGACATCGTCGACGAGTGTGCGGGGATGCCACGCAGCGAGCGCGTGGAGTTCCTGTTCAACTTCGAGCCGACGAGCTACCAAGTTAAACTCCTTGACTATCACGAGGAGCAGCAAAAAACGCAGGCGGCCCCGAAGAAGGGGCGGCAGGTCGGGGCGTCGCTCGTTGGCAGCGCCCTCGCGGCTGATTACGCGCTGTGGAACCCTGGCGAGGACGTGCTTATCACGGCCCCGATGCAGGACCCGGCGGATGAACTGTTCGATAAGTTCACGAAGCACTTCAAAAACAGCGACTTCACGCTCTCCCAGCTCGGTGTCGTTGAGGACAACAAAACCGAGTGGACATTCAGCCACGGGACGCGGGTCTTAGCGCGGACGCTCGGCCAGGGCAAGCTCAGCCAGCGGTCGAAAAACCCGAGTTTCGTCATCGTTGACGAGGCCGCCTACGCCGACGACTACCATCTCTCGGAAGTCATCGAGCCGTTCTTTATCACACATCCCGAGTATGAGTTTTACCTTTTCAGTACCCCGCTCGGGAAGTCAGGATACTTCTACGATGCTGTCGAGGGCGAAGCGAGTGAGCGGTGGTTCAGTCCGCACTGGCCGACCGAAATTAGCCCGTTCGCTGATGAGGAGTTCCTCGAACGCAAGCGCGCTGAAAAGGACAGCCAGTCGTTTGCACAAGAGTATCTCGGCGAGTTCGTCGCCAGCGAGGACGCCTACCTGCCGCACGAGATCGTCGAGCCGTGCATCATCGCGGACCCGACGCGGCGCTCACATCGGGCGCGGTACCTGGGCGTTGACCCGGCGCGAAAGGGCAGCGACCGGGCGGTGTTCTACGATATCGACGAGGCCGGCGTGACGTGGAACATCTGGAGCGAGGCATCAACGACCGGTCCCGGCTTCGTTGGTCGGCTGAAGGCGCTCCAGAACGAAAACGCGACTGACGAGCCGGACGCTGGCACTGGCGAACTACCGAAGGACGGCTACGACTCGATTGTCGTCGAGGAGAACGCCGTGGGTGGCTTCGGCGCGGACTTTGCCGAAGCCGGACTCGGCCGCGTTGTGAAGATGGTCACGACATCCAACAAGAGCAAGCAGGAGATGTATCAGCGTCTCAAGTCTGACCTCGAAGGTGTCGAACTGGCCCTCCCGAGTCATCGCCGCCTCATCCAGCAGTTGACGAACCTCCGATACTCGTACACTGCGACGGGCCTACTCAAACTCAGCCACCCGCAGGGCGGGCATGACGATTACCCTGACTCGCTCGCGCTGGCAAACGCCGCGCGGACTGGGCTGGCTGAGCGGTACGCGACAGATCGGGACGACACCCGGAACTCTGGCGAGCCACTCGCCTTCCAACTCTGACCCATGCCCGAGAACACATCCCTACTCGGCCGTCTCAAGGCGGCCCTCGCGCTGGACGACGGCACAGCCGAGCCGCAGGCTCGCGACGAGAACCCCATCGCCATCTCGCGCGAGGAGTTCACCCAAGAGCCCGACCGCGGCGACATCGAGCGATGGAACCGCGAGTACTATCGCAACCCACTCATCCGGCAGTCAGTCCGGAACTTTGCGGGTGACGTGCTCGAACCCGGCGTCGCGGCGTTCGTTGACGCCGACGGCGATGACGAGCCGACGGTCCCGCAGGACTACCCGATTGAGGATTATCGGGGCATGGCCCTCTCGGACGCCCTCCAGCAGTGGCTCGGCTCAAGTGCCATCGTCGGCGGGCGCTTCGACCGCGACGTGGCCGACCTGCTGGAGGATGTCGTCATCGACCTGCACGGCCGCCGCGGGACGGCGCTCGTCGAGCACGCCTACGACGACCCGGCCGAGCGTAACCACATCCTCGGCCTGCGGACGTTTAAAGTCGAAACCACCACGGCTTACACGCGCGAGGGGAAGAGCATCTTGCTCCGGCCGGACGACGACCCCGGCGACAACTTCGAGACGGTCGCTATTCAGTCCATCTCGGGCGACCAGGACTACGTCGGCGCACCGACGACGCCAGCCGGGAAGACCGGCGCGTTCGTCCAGTTCGACGACATCTTCGGCCGCTACGACGAGCGCGATGACATCCCGTTCGCACTGGATGACGTGACGATCATCAGCAACGACCCGGACACGGGCGCGATCTTTGGCCGGCCGGACACGGCCAGCGTCGTCGGCCGGAGCGAGGAGCTGCGGGAGATGTTCGACGACACCGCCCAGGGCATCAAGTCGGTCGGCTATGGACACTGGATGGCCCAGGTCGACACCGACGACGAGAAGCAGGCTCGCGCGCTTCTGGACTCGCTGGACCCGGCAAACCCCGAGAATATCGACGTGGTCAACTACGCCGTCGAGATGGAGCAGTTCGACAGCGACGTGCCCGACACCGTCGACCACATCCAGCAGACAATTGAGTACATCCTCTCGGCGCTACCGACACCGCTGTACCGCGTCGGCTTCGCCGGCGACATCAACCGCGACGTGACGGATGTCCAGCAGGACGACTATCAGGAGGCCGTCGCCCGCGAGCGCGACCGGCTGGAGTCGGCGTTTCATGACTTGATGCACCAGAAGGCCCGCGATTTCATCCACGGCAACGCGAAAGCCGACGAGGAGTTGGACGTCGACGTGGGCATCCGCATCGAGCCCGAGACTGATGAGTCGCCGCTGGCCGACGAGGAGTTCGACCCCTCGGAGTTCTCCAACCTCATGCAGGGCCTCAAGGCCGGCGCGCCAGGTGGGGCTGTCGAGCAGGTTGTCCCGCCCCACGAGATGCGCGAGATGATACTTGGCCTGGACCCCGAGCCGCCTGACGCGCCGGACGCTGACCCCGACGCCATGATGTCGCTCCTGGACGAGACCGACGAGCGCGTACAAGAGACATTCTCGGACGCCTATCTGGCGACGCGCTACTCGGAGGGCGACGAGGTCGAGACCCCGGACGGCATCGGCGTTGTGATCGACGTGTTCACGAGCGACGACACTTTCGCCGACACGGCCATCGAAGCGACTGACTCCTCGCCGACCTACATCGTTGCGACGGAAGGCGGGCGGCCGGCGTGGGAACAGTACTCCGCGTCGGCCCTCCAAGCGACGGCCATCGAAGTCGAAGGCGTTGACGACCCGACCGACGCGGCGGCCGAAGCCGAGGCGATGCTCGACACGCACCTCGCCGCCGCCGATACCGAGGCCGACACCGTCGCCGAGCTGGGCGTCACTGACTGGGACTACCCGCCGTCGTGGCGCAAGTCGCCGACGCCGAATCGTGTCATCCTCCTCAAGGCGTGGGCTGGCATGAACGGCTCGTTCGACGGCTGCCAGCGTGAGATGCGCGGCGAGATCGCGCGCACCGCGCCGTTCTGTGCCGCGATGCTCGACAGAGTGCTTCTCACGGAGCAGTGGCGGGAATGACGCCGCACCATCACGCCGGCCTCCGGCAACTCTCAACTGACCCGACCAACACCGAGGGCATCCGCGAGCAGTTCCTGCGCGCGGTCCGTCGCCGGTTCCGCCAACTGCGGGGCCGCATCCGCACGGTCGCGGGCTACGGCGAGGACCGACTCAACCTCAAGCAGGACGCCCGGCTGGCCGACGCCGAGGACATCGAACGCTTCCCGACGGACACCGGCAAAACGCGAGCGTTTATCGACTGGCTTCGGGATCGGCTTGAGTCAGGCGTTCTTGAACCAGTGTCGCGGAAGCAAATCAGGGATGGGGAGCACTGGACAGCGACATACATCAGAAGTGCATACGCTCGTGGGTGGGAAAATGCCACTCAACGGTTGCAAAACGAGGGCGTGTCTGTTGCCGAGTCCGACCGGGAAGTGTTCGACCTGGGTGTCCCAGCGGAACAACTTCGCAGGCTGTATGCGCGGACCTTCGAGAATCTGGCGTCTGTCACCGAAGACGCTGCGCCGGCGGTTCGTGAAACGCTCACACAAGGGCTGGCCGAAGGCTGGAATCCGCGGAAGATGGCGGATTTTATGAGTGAAACCATCAGGACGGTCCAGCACACACAGGCGGAAGTGTTGGCACGGACTGAAGTGATAAACTCATACGCTGACGCCACGCTCGACAGATTCGACCGGGCAGGCGTCGACGGCGCGACCGTCTCCGGCGAGTTCAGAACTGCTGAGGATCAAGATGTGTGTCCCATATGCGAGGCCCTAAACGGCCGCGTCTACACCACGGATGAAATGCGGACGGCGACCTTTGAGTTTGACGCGGACGAGCACCCTAACACGGTGCCGTCAGATAGTGGTGTTTATCCTGTCAAACCTCCCACACACCCACGCTGCCGTTGCGCGGTGTACCCCTCAATTTCATAAGAACTATGCCGTCTAAAGCCGTGACTCTTGGTAAGAGCGCGTTTCCTGAGAAGGACGGCGCGGAGACGCCGACCGCGCTCTTGAAGGACAAGAGCATGAGCCAATACACGCCGACAGACGATAGTTCTGACGCAACGTGCCCGACTTGTGGGCGCAATGACTTCAAAAACCAGCGCGGACTCCGACAGCACCATGCGAGGGCGCACAATGAGAGCCTGCGGTTCACAACGGTTGAATGCGAACTCTGTGGGTCTGATTACACCGTCGAAAAAAGACGGAAGGACGAAAGCCGCTTCTGTTCCCGTGAGTGTAAACATAACGCGATGGAGACAGAACTCCACCCGAATCACACCCGCAAAGAGGTCCCATGCTCAAACTGCGGCGAGCTTGTGAGCACGACTCGGAAGCAGAGACATGATTTTGACGCACATTACTGTGACTCGGATTGTATGTATGAGAGCCAATCCGGCGAGGGACACCAGAATTACAACAGCGTCAAAACCGAGTGTGTTGAGTGTGGGGCGGCGGTGGAGCGTAATGAGTCGCATATAGGTGAGTTAGGCCCGTTCTGCTCACATGATTGTTACGGAGCCTACCTGTCCCGTGAGTGGGTAGGACAAAAGTCTCCGAACTGGAGAGGCGGGGTTTCAACCACTGGTGCTGTGCGAAAGCTCCTCGGTTGTGCTTCATGGGATAGGATCGCGAACCGGGCCAGAAAACGAGATGGCCGGGAATGCCAGCTCTGTGGCGCGTCAACCGACTCAAAGAACTTAGACGTACATCATATTGTCCCGGTTGTCGCCGGTGGGACAAATGGAATGTGGAATTTGATGACACTGTGCGAGTCCTGCCACTCGACAGTCGAGGCCTATACCCGCGGCCTGCCCGGTATGGAGCCGGTGCTGACTGAGTAGCGCAACATCCGATGACGCCCGCTGGGGCCGAGAGCCAGACCCAGCACGGATTTTCCTTCAAGCCATGCCAGAGACAACCACAGTCCAGAGTCGTATTGCCGGCCTCGCCGGAGACAACACACAGGTCATCAGCGGCGTCGCAGTCGGGGCCGGCGACATCACACGCGGGCTCTCGGGCGACAAGAAGGTCTGGCAGGCCGAGGAACTGCGCGCCGCCGCCGAGTCGCTTGAAGGCACGCCGGTCAACCCACTGCATAGCGAACAGACGGTCGGCGAAGTCGTCCGCGCTGGCTACGAGCCGGGCACGGGCGTCATCTACGAGGCCGAACTGTCCGACGAAAGCCTCGCCGAACAGGCCGCGAGCGGTGGGCTGGAGGTCAGCATCGAAGCGCGACACGCCGACGGCGGCACCGTTGAGACGGACCGCGGCGAGGCGATGGCGGCCACGAACATCCGGTTCACCGGCCTGAGCCTCGTCCAGCGTGGGGCCGCGCCATCGGCGAGTGCGGAGCCGGGCGAGGCGGCGGCGCTGTCACCGGCGGCTATCCATGAGTCGCTCGCGAACGCCGCCCTCGCGGAAGTCAACGGCACCGAGGTCGACCTGTCGCCGCCCGGGGCCGTGGTCAACGCCGCCGAAGCCGCCCTCGCCGCCAAAGAGGAGTACGACACGCTGTCGGACTGCGGGACTGGCGTCGGCGAGACCCGCGCCGAGCAGATCGTCAGCGGCGACCTGTCGCCCGAGGACTTCACCAGCGGCGGGCAGGCCGAGACGGCAATCCCCGACTACCTCAACAGCCACTCGGAGGACGTCGACGGCATCGACGAGCCGCCGACGCAGTGGGATGAGGCAACGTGGACGGACGGCTGCGGCCCCGTGCAATACGCGCTGTGGGGCGGCACGGCGACCGGCACGGGGCTGGAGTGGGCGCAATCCACGGCCGACGCCGTCGAGGCGGCGATGGAGGACAGCGAGGCGGCGGCCGTCGGCCCCATCGAGTTCGACGGCACCGCCGACGGTGAACTGGACGAGTCCGAACTACCGAACGAGCCCGAGGAGTTTGAGGGGCACTACCTCAACGCCGCCGACACCAAATCCGAGAGTTCGTTCCCGCTGGTTGACGCCGACGGCAACCTCCGGCGTGGCAACCTTGACGCGGCGTGGAACCTCCGCGGCCAGGGCGACCTCGGGATGCCACGGGACGCGGCGGAGCGGGTCATGCGCTCGCTCGGCCGCGAGTTCGGCGAGCCGGGCACCGAGGCCAACCCCATCCCCGAGGACGCCTACGGCGGCGAATCGGCGGACATGGCCGCCGGTACTGATGACTCCGTAAGCCCCGAGCACGGGCGGGACGAGGGCCGGCAGGACAGCGCGCAACCACACGACACGACAACTATGGGAGACGATATTTCCGACCCC